GCCTTGACCAACCTTTACCAAAAGTTTCAAAGGTCTTAAGTGATTGTAAGAACTCTAGCCGTTTAGCGCAATAGAGTTCTACGAGTCGTGCTGGGTCTTCCTCGGCTTTTTCTACGGCGGCGAGAGTAGCAGGACCAAAACCACCATCAGCAGTAACACCAACACACGACTGTAGAAACTTAATGGCGCGCCCTGGGCCCGAATTAACAGCGACGTCAAAAACAACGTAGTCAACCCCAGCCACAAGATCATCAGCTCTGACAGCATCCCAGTACTTCCTTTTATAAAGAGGCGCAACGGTTTCAGGAGTCAAAGCACGCATCTGCTTCTCGTCTACTTCATGTCCGATCCACTCTTCCCATACCCGCTTAGTTACGCCAAGGTTAGTCATGCCACCTGGGTCTTGTGGGTGGTTTACAAAGCCGCCCTCATGGGCAAGCATTTTAGCTAGGCACTTTTCAAAGTTAGCGTTCATTTTTTCATTAAATCCTGTATTTCTTTGTTTTTGTCTTTACTGCCTTGGCTTGACCCAAAGTAGAACGATAGGACTTGTCCAGCAGAACTCGTAATAAACCCAAGCGCAAAGATAACCATCTGCTGCTGGTCAGTCGGTACATCACGGAACATCAGAATAGCAATAAACAAGAACGCAAGAGTCACCGTACCTAGCGCCAAAATAGGAACTACAGACTTATCCAGCTTGGTAGCATGTTCGCTTGTGGCTACGGTTGCGTAGGCTTGACGGGCTGAGTCACGGTCTGCGGCTTCTAACTTGGCATACTCAAGGTCAAGCTCTTTGAGCTTCATAGTCATCTCAGGATTACCTTGCAGTGCAGCAGTTACGCCCTCAATGGTGTCGTCATCAATACCAAGTTTAGAAGCAATCCAGCCCACAGCAGCTCCGCCAGCAGGACCAGCAACAGCAGTAGCCAGAACAGGAGCAACACCTTTAAGAAGTCCAATTAAGGTATCCATCATTTCTTGTTTCTTTCTTCTATTAACTTAACTCGTACATGAAGATCATGTATTTCTTTGTAAATCTCTTCACGCATCTTAGCCCTGCGTTCTGCGGATATTGGGCTGTCTGTAGGTACACCTTCGCTAGTAATTAACGCTGGCATTTTTCCTTCAATTTGGGTAAGACGGGTTTGAAATGAATGTACTTGACCGAGCAACCAACCCATACAAACAACCACTATAGGAATAATCGCCTTTAGTAAGTCTTGCATATTCATCAAAACGCTCCCAAAATAAACTTAAGCCACAACGTCACAATCAGTGCTGCCATAAAACAATAAAACTGCACCCGCCTTACTGCCTTCAAATCATGCTGGAACTCTTCGTTGTTTTTGCGTTCCATGTTCTCGATGTCCAACTTAATCTTTAGCAGCGCATCCCACTCTTTGGCACCGTACTGCTTTACAAACTTAATCTTTAAATCAGCCTCCTCATCGGAGATTTGCTTCTTTCTTTTCCACTCGTCAAGCGCTTTAATCAGCGCTCGTTCCTTCTTAAACTCTGCTTCCCGTCTTGCCCGTATGCGTTCTTGCGCTTTCTGCTGGGCTACATCTACGGCATCTTTTTGTATGTTCTCAATCTGCTTAGAAACGGTCTTACCCGCCTCACGAGCAGAATCCAAGCCTGAACTAAGGCCCTTTACGCCATCCGTTAAACCAAGTGGATCGGACATACATTACAGCGTTGCCCCACCAGAAGACAGGTTTGCCACTACGATAGCTACGTGCTGCTCAGGTTCTTCTAAGGAATGCCCACAGTCGCTGCACACTTTTAAAGCCAGTTCGGTCTCATCTACGTCCCGACTGCAGCTAGGGCAGTAAATTTCAACGGTATGACGTGGCTTAAATTCGCCGCCTTCCATCGAGTCTTGAATTGTTTTAATCATGTTAACTCCTATTAGCCGTAAAGGATACTATTAAGTCAGCTCCACACTTTTGTTCCAGTAAATTAGCGCCCTCAATCATTTGAAGATCATGCAATGTTTTATCATCCACTAGTACAAAAGACCCATCATTTAAAACAATATTATTACCACAAAACCAGCAAAATGGGCGTTTAGCATTACAAAACAACCACGCTAAATATTCCGCTCGTTCACCAACAATATTTTTAACTGCTTCCCTATTGTTTGTTGTTTCAAACTTAAAATAACTTGTGCCATATATACTATGATAAAGCCCAGCCAAACATACATCTTCGCTAACTTTGCAAATGCGTAATATGTCTTCTACATGGCAAAGATGGTCAAAAAAAGTTCTACCACTGTGCTCTACAGATTCAACCCCAAGAGATAACAAATACTCACGTGGCGTCATCTAATATCTCCACTTTATACATGCAAGTTAAGCGAACCCCACTAAATCTACGAGATAGTGGGCTTACACAATGGGGAATTTTGGTGTCAAATATAAGAGCACGATTAAATTTTGGTAAAACTGACTTAACTATTTCATTGTTATGTTTGTCAGTAGTTTCAAAAAACAATGTTTGCCCAAACCATTCAGGATACCAATCATTACATAAATAAATAATTACTGTTAATCCTTTAGCTAGTTCAGGATCATCTTGATGTATGGTGTCTTCTATTCCATATGTGTGTGCATTAATATAAGCACGATGTAACCTTATATTTTTAGGTAAATACTTTTTAATTTCTTCCCACAAAAAATTTAAATTTTCATTTTCTATATGCGAATCATTTTTATCAAAAAACATCCAATTGTATTTAAACCCGTAAGAACCGTCGCCCGCTTTATGAAGCACTCCGTACTGACGACAATTTTCTGCCTCATTAATACAAGACAATAAAAGTTCATTTGGAATCGAATTGTCAAGCACAGTAATCATTTTAATTTTTCTGAGCAATAATTAAATCAACATATTTAACAGCAAGATTAATAGCTGATGATGTTGCAGATCCAGAACTAAACGAGAATGGGTGAGTATGACTACCGCCACCACCTGTTGCACTAGTTTCGTTTCCAGGGGCAGCGGAAAAGCCGCCATCTCCCCCAGCACTTCCACTCCCTACCGCAGAAGCTATATAAGTATGTGTATGGCTAGGTATTTGAGGTGTGCTTAATGTAGTTGCACCTGCAGAACCAGAAATAGAAGAAATTGAAATGCTAGGCGTTTGACTTGCAAATGCTGTTGTAAAGTCTACTGAACCACCTGAACTAACACTACCACTAACTAATCTAAACGCAGCATTATCAGTAGTGGTACTTTTAGTCCAACCCGTTGGAGCGGCGGTTTGATTAAATGTCATTCTGGTGCCCGAACTAAACTCAACGCTAGGAGTAGCAGAAGTCCACGTAGTGCCATTAGATGTAAGAAAATTACCAGAAGCACCTGGCGCTACAAATGTAGGACTTGAAGTGCCATTGCCAAGTATGACGTTATTAGCGGTTAATGTGCTTAGTCCTGTACCACCACCAGTGACCCCTAAAACTGCACCGTTTACAAAAGCCGCAGATGCTGCTACAAAATTAACCCCGTCGCAATATACAACTTGAGTAGCCCCGCTAGGTATAGAAACCCCCGTGCCAGTTGCACCAATTACACGGATAGCAAAGCCACCTCCTGTGTTATTTGCAACAATGTATAGCTTTTTAACAACTGGAGGAATTAAATCTCTGATCGCATTATTATTGCCGCTAACCACTAAAACTGCATTTCGGGCTTCGTTTGATACTCCGTCAAAATTAGTTAAAGTGTAGTTAGCATCAGACATTACTATTGAAGTAACACCAGTAATAGCCTGTTCAATCAAAGTGCCTAGGTTTGTATTGGTGGTTTGACCCCAAAGACCTGATTGATCGCCATCCCCCATCAGGGTTATTTTTAAACTTGGTGAATATGTACTTGCCATAATTTGTCCTTATGCTGCTATTACTTCTGTCCAATTTGGTGTCTGAGCAGTATCTACTAGACCCCACACATTTTGTTTATTTAGTCTAACAACGGTTCTAACACCAGTCAAATTAACTACAACAGTACCTGTTACAACAACACTGCCAAGCAAAACAGGCACTGCAAATCCAGTAACATTATTCTCTGAATTAGCCGAAGCCGTTACATTACCAAGTGCAACTACAGAAGAAACGCCCGTTAAATTTACTACAGCAGTACCACTAGTAGTTACGTTACCTAATAATGTTGGTATTGCAAAGCCCGTAAGATTTATATCAACACTACCAGTAGCCGTTACATTACCAAGTAAAACGGGAACTGCAAATCCTGTAAGATCTAGATTACTATCCGCAACAACCGTAACTGTGCCAACTAAACACGGAGTACTAATACCAACTAAAGCAACACTTCCAGCGGCTTCAACTACCACAGTACCTACTGCACCAACAGCATTTACACCTGTTACAACTATGTTTTGATCTGTATTAAAGTTAACCGTGCCTACAACGCCAACAGCTGAGACTCCAGTAAGTTGAACTGAAATACCAATCGTTCCCTCGCCTGTATCAGCAAATGGGGCGCCAGCGTAAGGTGAAAAGCCAAAGGCCATAGCTTAACCTATATAAACCAAGTAACAATGGAATACCGTGTACCGCTAGTCACGGGCATAATTTCGTGGGGGTACATAAAATTTGAAGGGAACATAATGCACGACCCCTTCTTTAGGTTACATACTAATTTACGGTCAAAAAACGCAAACTCACCACCTTCGTAATCGTCATTTAATGCAAATGAACAAGATACTGCTCGAGGCGCATTTAAAGCCGAATCAACATGTAGTTTATAAAAACCACCAGTATGGTATTTAAGCAACGAATACCCATAATCATTATCTATGTAACAATCTAAAAAATTTTTTTTATACTCTTTTATAGCTTCTGCCGCACATTTAAATATGTTCTTATCTATTAATTGTCTTCCCTCTAAATTTTTTTGGATTATATCCCCAAAAGAAAGACCTATAGTTTGGCAATTACGGACGTCTTTGTTTGCGCCCGTGTCTACAGTAGCATCTACCCAATCATTGCTATTTTTATACTCGGCAAGAATTGCATCACATAGCTCAAAAGAAACTATGTTTGGGACAACAATAATATAGTCTTTTAATTCTTTCATTGTTTTTTATCAAAATATGCCCAAGCGCATGGGCCATTACTGCGAACATAATGTAAAAATACTTGACTGTAATATTGTCCAGTAAACTTTTCTCGCCAATGTTCCGCTATACAACCTAAATAAATTACGGCATCGCCAGGATTAAGTTTAAATGGTACCTCTTCACCTGACGGTTTTTTAATAAAAATAGGCCATTCTGCGTCTCCGCCAAGATGTATCGTCAAACTAATTTCACAAGCTGGTCTATCTACATGCCGAATAAGTTGACTTTCTGGACCGTACACCATACAAAAAGAATATGTTGGCAGTGCAGACTCTTCAACTAACTTACTGACTTCATTTCTTTTTTCACAGAGAAGCTCTAAAAAAGGCACTGCGTCTTGATACGCTTTGCCAAATAACCCGTAATTACTTCTAGGATCATCAATAAGGCGACCAGCATCTCGTTCTAGCAATAACCAAGAATTTAAATCTTGAGCACGTTCCGAGTTAATAAAACCAGGAACAAATAAAAAATTATTCTGCTCAAGCTGGGCGTTCACTTATTGCCCCGTTTGTTGGGCAGCTTGTTGAGCAGCTTGTTGAGCAGCTTGTTGAGCAGCTTCTTCAATGGCTTTAGCTTCGTCCCATTTAACTACGCAAGCATTTGCCCAAGAAGGTAATTCTGTAATGTCTTGGTTTTGCACCGTAGGGGATTTAAATTCAATGTGCCCTTTATTTGGCTCATATTCTTCCCATTGCACAGCATGAACATCGGTGGGGATACCACAAGAAGACAAATCTAAACCAAGATATACTTTACCATCTTTGTTAATAGCTCCGTCGACAGGAATAATAGTTAATCTCATTCTTCAATACTCCTAATTAATTTGGGTTGATCTTCGTTTTGCACCTGCACAATACCTGCGGTTGCTAGTAAAAGTTGTTGGGCTTTTTCGTTAGACTTTACCATTTCGTTTCTAAACGATTCTACTGCAGCGCCAGTACTGCGTTGTTGCCCAGAATTTTCAATAAGTAGCATTGGAAGCCACGATATTGCGCACTCATAACTGTCTACTTGACCCCCAGTATTTACGTCATACCCTTGCACACGGGTATACCAGGCGCAAGTAAGACCAACACAATCTTTTTTAATTAGTGGGCAAAACGTGCCGTTTTTAAGCGTTCCCATTATTAGTCCTTAGTTGCACGAATAACGTCGATGTATTGAACTGCAAGGTTAATTGCCGTACCAGTAAACGTATGGTTATGGGCATCTTGTGTGTGATTGTGTGAATTTTGTGTATGGTTGTGTGAATCTTGTGTATGACTATGCGCAGTACCAGTAAACGACCCAGTACCACTTGAAAAACTAAATGGGTGAGTATGACTACCACCACCACCTGTAGCACCCGTGTTTACGCCGCCTGTATTTCCCACACCACCATCTCCCCCAGCACTCGCGCTTCCAGCAGGAGAATTATAAGTATGTGTATGACTAGGTATTTGAGGGGTAGTAAGCGTTGTAGCCCCAGCACTACCAGAAACCGCTGTGATACTTACTGAGCCACCTGCGGTTGTATTTTGGTTAGTTGCCGTTGTAGCTATGTTAGTTGCTGTTTGAGCTTGGTTTGTTGCAGTTGTATTACCTATTGACCCGCTAACTCCTTGACTTGCAAACGCTGTAGTAAACGCTACAGAACCACCTGTACTTGCTGTGCCTGTTGTAACCCGTAACGCTGAGTTGTCGCCCGTAGAAACGTTTTTAGTAAACCCTGTCGGCGCCAAATTCTGTGCAAAAATCATAACCGTGCCAGAAGGTATTAACGTACCCCCAGAAACGGCTGCCCACGTAGAATCACCACGTAAATACGTAGAGCTATTAGCCGTTCCAGAAGCAAGACGAGCAGTGGCTACTGTGCCTGATGCAATATTTGAGGCGTTAATAGCAGTTAGAGCTACGCCGTTACCAGAGATACTTGTTCCTGTTATTACATTCCCAGCAAAAGAACCATTAGCATCACGAAGCACGATAGTGCTTGCACCGTTTGCAGTTGCAGCTGTAGTACGAGCATTGTCTAAGGTTCCTGTAGTAATCGCTGAAGCATTAATAGCTGTTAAAGCAGAACCGTTACCAGTAAACGAAGTACCTGTTATTGCCCCAGCAGCAAATTCACCAGAAGCTCCCCGCAGAACAATAGTAGAAGCGCCATTAGCAGTAGCAGCAGTCGTTCTTGCATTTGCAATAGTCCCCGAAGAAACGTTGGAAGCATTGATATTTGAACCACCAGACAAATCGCCAATAATCGCAGCCGTTACAGTAGCCGCAGCGAAGTTACCGCCAGAATCACGAGAAACAATCGTAGAAGCCCCGTTAGCAGAAGCCGCTGTAGTTCTTGCGTTGGCTATGGTTCCTGAAGAAATGTTAGAGGCGTTTATTGCAGAAAGTGTTGCGCCGTTACCACTAAAGGTAGCCGTAACAATATTTGCACCAAAACTACCGTTAGCGTCTCTAGCCACAATAGTAGAAGCACTGTTTGCATCCGAAGCTGTTGTTCTGGCATTAGCAATCGTGCCACTGGTAATGTTTGAGGCATTAATAGCAGTTAGGGCTACGGCGTTACCAGTAATGTTGGTAAAGTTACCTGTCGTACCATTAAATGTCGTAGCATTAGATGTGGTCGCTGTAATAACGTTACCAGCAAAAGACCCATTAGAATCGCGCAATACGATTGTGCTTGCTCCGTTAGCGGAGGCTGCTGTTGTTCTACCGTTAGCTAAAGTACCAACTGTGATGCTAGAAGCGTTAATTGATACGTTAGCAGCGTTAGTTAGTTGGCCTTGGGCGTTAACTGTAAACTGCCCAACAGCCCCGTCGTTACCATATTGCGCTGCAGTAACCGCTGTATTAGAAATGCTAAATGTTAAGTTGGAAAGGTTAAGACCTGTACCAGCGGAATAAATTTGAGAAGAGCTAATTTCTGCAAATGTAATGTTGGTTGAGCCAAACGTAATTGTGCCTGGTGTATTACAGATATAGGTACGTCCAGCGCCTGTATCGCCAGAAGTTACAAAAAACGCATCACCCTGACCTAGTTGATCAGGGCTTGCTAAACCAAAGGTATCTGTATCGGTAGAACGTGTTAAGACCCACTGTGCAGAAACGTTGCCTGGATTGGTAACGGTATAAACGCCATTTTGCACTGCATTAGACTGCGCATAAACCAAAACACGGGCTGTGTTGGATACCGTAACACCGTCAACTACAAGTGCTACGTTAGATCCGCTATTAGTTAAAGTCGCGCCTACGCCATTACCAGCACCGTTTGGCTGGTTGTAAACAGCAACTAAAGACGTGTCTTGCTCAACTAAAACAGGATCGTGGTAAGAAATACCTGTTGAGAAAAGCCCGTCAACGTAAGTCTTATTCGTAATATCCGTGGCATTAGCAGCGTTGGTGCTGATTGTGCCAGACACCATAACCACGTTAGAAGCATTAATATTTGTAAAGGCAATAGTATTTGCGCCGTTGCCAAACGCTTCTACTCTTCCAGTTGCATCGTTAATGTAAACCGCTTCGCCAGCTGGCTGGGTAATAAACACCTCAAGACCACTTGCGCCAGCGGTAAAGTTAACTTTAGACCCTGAACTAGATGAAGAAAAAACCGTATCTCTACTTAACGTAGCTGGAGACGTAAACGTGCCAACACCAACCTCCCACTCGGTATCAGCCCCAGCAGTTAAGTTATGGATGGTGTAATAAACGGTAGAACCAGTAGCTATGGCGGCATTAAACGTTTGGTAGCCAGGAAATGCGCCACTAAGCGTAACACTGCCTGTGCCAGAGCTAGAGCTAGTTTCTTTAACCCTATCTTTCAGAATCAAAGCCATAAGGCTCTCCTAATTAACTAGCTGTCAAACGAATAATAGCGTTGCTTGCGTCCGCAGTTGGGAAGTTTACTGCGAAAGTACCATTGGTCGATGTTTTATCACCGCCAAAAGCCAGTACAGCTACAGCTGCGTTAGATACGCTTGAGTTATAAATCAATGCGCCGTTAGCGGTAATTGTTGCATTTGCCCAAGACGTATTTGAGAACGAGACGAATGCCACGTTACCAGTGTTAGTTGGGGTTACGCTAACTGACAAAGTATTGCCACCAGCAGAATAATTGCCAGTAGAAGCCACTTCGTTCGTTGCTGAATAAACAGTTGTGTTCTCATTAATAGTAGCCGAGCTAGTATACAGAGCTAATTTAAACGTATTTGCTGAAAAATTGTGCTGACCATTTAAGATTTGAACCTTAAAACTTGTCGCCATTGCTTGAGTAATTGCCATTTTTTGCTCCTAAAAATTATCTAACAGGCCCAGGTACGGGCAGTCTAAGTTGTCCATCACGGTAGGCACTGCGTCTATCTTTACCATCACCCAATTCTTTGAGTAATGCTAAGGATTCTTGGTACTTCTGTTCGTAATAAGCTACTAAATCCTGTTCACCTTTTTGAAAGATGATAGCCTCACGCAACGAACCATACAACAAAACTGATTCAAAGTTCTCACCGAGCCAGCTAGTGCCAGTCGGGTTTTGAACATTATTTACAGGCACTGAGAATCCACTTCCAGTACCGCCTATTGTAGAGGTTGCAGCGCTCAATGTGTTACCCACAACATATAAATATCCTGGGTTTGTTAAAGTAACTGCAGTTACTATTCCGCCCGATACAGTAATCGTTGCAAGCCCATTAGAGCCATCGCCGCCAGTCAAGGCTACGCCTTCGTATATACCATTGGTGTATCCAGCGCCAGGGGTAATTGTGCCAAACCCAGCAATACCGCCCTGTACGATCGTAGTAGGGTAGTAGTAATAGTGCAGCTCTGTCTGGTAATTTGCATCAGGGCTTGGGCCAATGATGTAGGTATATGGGCTGAACTGTGCATAGTATCTTGGCAGACCTTCATCATTAGGATTGGGGTACGCTTGGCGAATAAAGTTAACGTCTTTATCAATTAGATACTCGTAGTTGCCATCTGCGTCAATAACTGCAAGGGAGAACGAGGCTAGGTAGTCTTCAGGAAGCGCCAAATAATGATCGCCTTGAGTGAAGTTACCGATGACGTTCTTACGAATAGCAGGAATCTGAACGGCGTTATACACCCGCTCTTCACAAAGCTGGACAAAGTTAGGGATATTGAATACAAATAACTGCTCTGTAGACTCAGCGTAACTTTGGATTGCTTCAGATAACTGCTGGTAGTTCATTAGCCCATCTTTCCGCTAGACATTTTGCCTTTAGTAGCAGCGCCAGTACCACGCATTTGAATCTTGCCGTAACGATTCTCAGGAGGGTAATTACC